CCGATCTGTTCTCATCTTCTCCTGTAACTTCAATTATCTTAAAAAAACGAATTTTTGAATTACCCATAAGCTTTTCTTGAGTAAGTATATCAGAATTACCAATACCTCCAGATTTTGGTAAAGTACTAAAAGACCCCACCTTCCTGCCACCAAACTCTATTGGTGTAGTTGAAGGTACAAAACCTAATTCTGGACCTAAATAATCCCCAAGGATGGCCATGGTGGAGGTAGCTAATTCTCCAGTTTCGTATAATGCATTATTTGCTATATTAGAAGCGACGTTTACTCCGGGAATAAAATTACTTACTATTCTTACTTTTCCGAAAAAACCATTCATGGCTAATAAAGTAGAAGTAAATCTATCTTTTCTTTTTCCTCCTTCACTACTGTCATTTTCAATATCGGATTGTCGAAGCGCGTTTTGTATAAAACTGGCGCTATTAAAATCTGGATCGTCGGAAATTGATGCATCTCCAAGATCGTTAGGATTAAAAACACCTAAGTTCCTAATAAAACGATCAGTTTCTTTTGGTCCACCTAACAATCTTGAGTTTAAGAAATATAAAACAGCTTTAGATATATTGTTTATTTTACCTCCGACATTAAACAACATTTCTGTATTTTGAGCTGCTATCAAAGAAAGTTGCCCATCCATTTGGCCTAACTGATTAAAAGAAAAATCAAATTTATGAAGTTGTACAAATGAATACCTCCAGTAGCCTCTATTATTTAGCCCAGATGTGCTTAAGTCTATTACCAAAGGAGAGTTTCTACTTCTCTCTGGAACGGATACGCTCCATCCATACATTATTAAAAAGAATGTTCCTACAGAAAGTAGTTTGTTGAATTCAAATTTTTCTTTTAACAAATTAGGGTTTGTTAAGGTACATTCTAAGGTAAACGTTTCCGCTAATGGATTTGCTGAAGATTTTTCTGTTTTTAAACTCTTTACTCCAAAACCACCAGTATATCTATTTTGTATGGATTGTGTTTCTATATTGGTAAGCTCTATACCTTTTAGCCCACCTCTTTCTTCTCCAAGAAGAATCTTATTAATGTTTGATACGTTACTGGAGTTTTCTCCCTGTATTTCTATGTCGAACGCTCTATTAAAGGATTCTGTGAACCCTTGAGGTAGTGAGTTATTGGTATCGCTATTGTTTATTATTTCTTGGTATATTTGTTGTTCTTCACCATCAAAAATAGCAATCAAAGATATGAAAGGTACGAGAGAAGATAAATCATCAGAACTTTTGTATAACCTTTCTCGCCACCCTCTTATTACTGATAGATCTGGTTTGTTTGCAAATCTTTCCTGTGGCATATTAATTTTTCCTGTTTATTTTGGCTTTTAATACGTTTAAAACTCTTTCTGGATCTGAAGGTATTGTTAAAATTCTACCGGGTCTTAAGGTCTTATCAAATGGTGACACTAAATCATTCGCTACACATATCATCCACCAATATCTTCCATCGCCAAGATAGTTATAAGCAACATGGTCCAATCTATCAGATGCCTTTAATTCGTACCTTATATCATCTGGCGATGATATATCTGATGATTTTATACTACCCCATGTAGACAACCTTCTTGCAATATCCCTTGGGTTGTATTCGTCAACAACAGTTACTACTTTAGAATATGTATATCTTGATGTAGCCATATTACCTCTCTATTTATTGTGCGCGTCCTTCGCCATAGGACGCCTCTTCACTCTCGCCAGTTTGTTCTTGATAATTATCCAACAAAGACTGCAAGTCTTCTGCAGAAATTGATTCTCCGGGGAGATATCCACCACTAACTTGTTGTGCTCTAATAGCTTTTCTACCTAACAAGGTTACGTAGTTTTCACCGGGTTCGCCTATTTTGTTCTTACTCTGTACTGTTGGTATTAGATTAGTTTCTGAGTTGAAGGCTTCTGGGTTAGCGCCTTCTTCTGGTGTAAAGGTTGATAGATCAGTTCTTCCGCCAACCAACATTCTATTGTTCAATCCTGAATAAAAATCAGTATCTCTATCTGGCATTGCGTCATGTAGTACTTGAAATCCCATTGACACTTCACAAGACATAGGCATTCTTAACCCTTGAGTCATTTCCCACTTGTTGGCCCCTAAATGATCCCAGTTAAAATTAAGACTTCTTACAAAACCAGCCACACCTTTTATGATGTCTCCAATAGTTACCCTTATAATGGGTCCATTATCCATTTTGTCGGGTCTTCTGTTATATAAAGGGTAAACTTGTTGGGATAACCAGTTAACTCTCTCATAGACATTTTGCAATTCTCTCATACTGTTTGCAAATATTATAAACCTAAGATCAAAAGCTCTTTGTGTTTTTGAATAAGTATGAATTTCTTCGCTTCTACCAGAGAAGTGTGTAGATTGCCAATCTGGAGTATATGTCTCTTGCAATTGAGCTAAAGTGGCTTGAAAAAAAGCGAACTGTTCGAACACTCCTTGTTTTTTACTACCATCAACAACATTCAAACTTCTATTAACAGTTTCAAACATAAAAGGAAAATATTGACTATCAGCGTTAGCTTCAGATTGAGCAAATTGGTCGGTATCATCTTTTACGTGTTTTACTGCAGGTAATAATTTTCCTCCAGAGTCTGCCGCATTTTCGAAAGTTCCTGCGTCGTCTTGTATTGGATTACCTACTCTTACATTTCCAGCTATATTAGAATAAAAACCTCTAAATTTCATAGCGTGGGTCATATATCTTTTATCATGTTGTCTAAAAGAAAAAACGTCAGAACCTGGTTCCGGTTTATAAGTACCATCAGATTGTTTTGTCATTTGAGGTTCTTGTATATCTCTAACGCCAACGTTAGATATTTTCCCAAAAGGAAACCGTTCCGAAGCCCCTCTATTGTTTGTATTTGTGTTTGATTGCAAATAAGTATCATTAAATACTTGATCTATATCGCTTGATCCAGTGTTAAAACCAGCATATGTACCTCCAAACTCCGTAGCTCTGTTTGGAGTAAATTGCCCATCTTTAGGTAATAACATATTTTGTTCTAAAAGATCTTCAAGAGATATTTTATGTCTAAAAAGTATTGGTAATCTTGTAATACCTGGTTCTAAAACTTCGTACAGTTCTTGTTGTTTAGCTTCAATCTGTTCATCTATTGTCCCAAGAACATTATTTCTTAGAGCCAATTCTCTAATAGTTTCATCAACTAATCTTCTATTTAAACCAGTTTTATTCTTGAATATGTTAAAGTTACCATCAAAGTTTCCTTTGTACCCTAAAACCTGACCTGCATTAAATCCAGCTGCGGCTGCATCATCGATTTCATCTTTGCCGAGATTACCTACATGGTTTTGACTATAAGTTAAATAAGCGTAAACGTAATTTACTTTACCCTTGCTGTCAGATGGATTTGTTGTTTCTACGTACTTATTACTATGGGCCGACCTGTCATACTTAGCTTCACCTCTTGTGACATCTGTTTCTATATTCCTTGTTTCATTAGGTGTAGGTTTACCTCCTTCGTAGTCAAAAACCTCATCTCTTTGTTCAGATAGGTGTGCTCTATCTTCCCATCTTTCTACAATATTGTCTTGATTTAGGTTAACTTTCAGAGGATAGGCCAACCCAATTGTTTTAAGTGTATCGACTTCGTCTTTTAGGCTATTTAACTTATCATCCCATAGTTGCAATAAAGTAGTTCTACTAACATCCGAAGTAGAATCATCAACTGATGGGCCAGATACGCTATTATTATTGTTGTCGTTAGAGACAGAAACTCCACTACCTCCATTGAGCGATTTAGAATATTCTTCATATGACGTTGCCATTTTTTATCTCTTAATATCCGTTTGAAATTTCTTGAAATTGTTGACCTACTGCTCTTGCTACTTTTCTGCCATCCATTTTAACTTCTATGGGCCTATTAGCCATAGCTGCTATTTCACCTCTTAACGCTCTTATCTCAGCTATTAAAGCTTCATTGCTAGCGGTTGTGTTGTTTGTTGTAGTGGTATTAGTTGTACCAGTTTGCCCTAAATAAGGAGTTAACCCTCTCAGTTCAGACATTACTTCTGGATTAACTGTACCACCATTCCTTATTCTATCTATAGGTACAACCATTTCTTTTTCACCCGTTTCACCAATAGCTGCGATGGTTGGTTGTCTTATAATACCACCTTCGGCAAACGGGAGTATACTTTTTACCATATTTTTTATAGCTCTAAATATGGCTCCGGGAACCTTTTTCATAATTGATATGATTTTTTTAATCAATATAAAAGGTAGTTTGTTTATGAACATAAAAGCTTTGAACATAAACTGTCGTATCTTAACAAAGAATTTGAATATCATTTTTGGTATTTCTTTCCAATGTTTAGATAACCATTTCAGAACTTGTGGTAAGAACTCTACTATAATTGGAACTAATGATTGGAGAATAGGTCCGATCACAGGAACCGCACCTGCAGCTCCCTGTAGTACCTTAGTGGCCTTTTCCTTAGCCATATCCATAGCTTTTTGTTTTAACGCTGAAAGGGCCGCATCTTTCATGGATGCTCCAGATTGCATCATCAAAGCTGCTGATTGAGCTATACCACCTACTCCTTCTTTAAACCTGTCACCCAACCCTGTTGGGTCAGCCTGTTTTTCTTTATTTTTATCAGCAAGCAATGCACGGCCTTCATCTGTTTTTGCTAACTCTTCGTCAAGTGCTTTTTGTGCTTGTTCAGCTGACTGTCCTGTAACTGCCATCAGATTTTCTTGCATCTTTGCGTACTTATCTTGCGCAGCTTGTATCTTTGCGTTACCAGCTTCTCTTGATGTTTTTTCACTTAATAAAGAATTCCCTAAAGCTGCCATACCTGCTGTGTTTTTATCCATACCTGCATTAACAAGTTTTGCATATTCTTGTAACCCTTTTCCAAGATCGGTTGCTATTGCTTGAGAAATAGCCCCAGAAATACCAGAAGTATCTGGGCCACTTGGTCCACCACCTATGTTAAGAGATAGATTTTCTAATTTTTTTCCTAATATGTCTAATGCAAAATTAGTGGCTGCCTCCTTCTTATCTTTAGCTTGAAGTATTTGACCCACATCACCCATAAGTGATGCATTATCAGCTAAGAAGTTACCTATAGCCCCAGATTGTCTAAAGGCTTGCTCATTAGATTTAATATGAGACTCTGAGGCTTCTAAACCTTTGCCAATCATTTCTAACATCTTACCAACTTGTACTTTGTTTTGTTGTTCTTTCTTAATTTCTAATTTATTTATTTGAAGTTGTATATTGCTTTGTCTTTTCCAAGCTGCAGTTTGTTCATCTATAGCTCTACCTAATCTTTCTTCTCTCATAGAAATATCACCGGCAGAGTTCATCAAACCAACACTGGCAGCCTCAACAGATGCTGTGGCAGCTGCGACGCCTCTTGCATCGAAACTTGCGCCTCCACCAGCTTTTCCAAATGTGGCCCCGTCAAAATATCCTGGCACTCCTATAGATGCTAATTCAGCGGCCACCGTTGGGTCTACAGGCAAACCTTTTCTTAACCTCTCTGTTGGTATAACTATTTCATCTCTATTTTCTTCACCGACCATAGCTAAAGTTGCTCTATTAGCTTTAATACCTTTTTCTGGTACTTTTAATCCCTGAGCAGCTAAGTATACACCCCCAAGAGCGTTGGGTTGGGCGGCGTCTGTTAGCCAATTTTTTAAATCCCCTGTCCATTCTGCGGCCGCTTCGCCTGCACTATCTAACATAGATTTATCACTACCACCAAACCAACTCATAAAACTATCAAAAGCTTTTTTACCTAAATCAACCATAGCTTTAAAAGCTATAACAGCAGGGTTGAATTGGGCTATTATATTTACAAGCTGACCCACAAAAGGTTTAGCTGATTCCCATAAATCATCAAAAGTAGATTTTACACTTCCCCATAAAGCCTTTCCAGGCTTAATTATTTCCTCATCAAAAGTAGATTTTACAGATTTCCAAAAGTTAGAAACTGGTGTAACTACTCTGTTTTCCCATATTACACCAATTAATCTAAAAATTTCTTTTATATTTTCTATTGCAGGACTAAAAGCTGTTGAAATTTTATTCCATGTGTTTTTTGTCCATTCAATAGCTACGTCAACATATCCCCATATGGCTTGAGCAAATTGTTCACCAAATATACCACCTAATATACCACCCAAAACTGTACCTGCAGCTGCTCCTATGGGTCCGGCACCTAACGTACCGAGAGCAGCTCCCGCTGCTGCGCCACCGGCAATACCACCAGCTATATCACCTATCAAACCTGCTATGCCTTTTGGTCCACCTAAACCATCTTTAACAACATCAAGGGCGTTGCCGCCAGTCATTTGACCTGCTGCTATACCAGCACCCGCAGCTCCTATTGCGCCAAATATTTTTATAAACTTGCCTACTTTAGGCAGTTTCGCCGCGGCCTTACCTAAGTCGCCTAAGAATCCTACAGCTTGTTTACTCTGTTTAATGACACCACCTTTTGCAAACTCAGAGAATCTTGTACCACCTTTTTTTATAAGTTCACCTTGTGCTCCGCCAACAGCCCTACCAGCAACTGATGTAGCTGACTTAGCTAAGTCAAGTCTACCCCCAGTTACAAATGATGCAGCTTTTTGGATAGCTATAGCACCTGTGATAGCACTTATAAGAGTGCTTATTGTCCCTATAATACCTTTAAAGAAACCCCCAGCTGCCTGTACATACATCGGATTTTCTGATGTACCTAGTCTAGATTCTCCTATATCAATAGCTACAGCCGCGGCCCCAGCGGCCATTGCAGCTAGCCAAGGATGTTCTTTAGCTAGAGTTCCTAACCTATCAAAAAGACCAGTAATTGTATCTCCGTACTGTGTCCAAACACCAGAGATCCACTGACCTATAGGAACCATATAATTGTTATACATGGCAGATAAGAAATTTACTGCTTTATCAAAATAACCAACCATATCTTTTCCAGATGGCAACCACTCTTCTAATTTTTTCTTTACCTTACTACCAATTCCATCAGTTTCGAAAAATCTTTTGTTAAGCTCAGATATAGCTTGTATTATAGGACCAGATACCATCCCCTTTATATCCTCAAAGAACGTCATTTGACCTTTTATAACATCATCTAAAGTTTCTTCTTTCTTTAACTGTTCTTCTCTTTTTCTTATAATTTCTTTTGCGGCTGTAACATTTTGTTTATTGAATTTCTTATTATTAGAAACTAAATAGTCAGCTATAGCTGCTCGTTGTTCCTCATTCTTAACCCCAGCTTGACCGAGTTTATTCATCATCTGAGTGGTTTTTAACATCTTTGGATAATCATCACCCAATAAAGATCGTAACTCATTTTTTTGTACTCTGGTTAGTTTTACTAACTCCCCATTGTTCTTTACTAACTTTCTACTGAGATCGTTTGTTAATTTTTCTTGTATTTTCTCTTCCTCACCCATTTGAGCTAATCTTGTCATCTCAAATGCGTTCATCTGTACTCCAAAGGCTGCAGCCAATTTCGTTGATGTACTTATTGATGTTTCAAAATCACCAAAAGTTTCTCCCAACTTGTCAACATTTTCTAGATTTGAACCAAGTTGTCTGGCTCTGATTGCCATTTTCTTCAGATCTTCGGGGCTTTTGTTTAGTGCAAAAGTGGTATTTTCTGTGGCTCTTTGTATGTCTCTCATTACGATACCTACACTAACACCTCCAGTATAAGCATCCTTTCTAAGGTTATTAGCAAAGTCTTCTGTCTGCTTAGCAGTCATACCAAAACCGTACTGCATAGTTTTAACTAAACTAGCAGCTTCTTCATTACTTAAACCAAAAGCTTTATTTAGTTTTGTTACTGTTTGTATGTTTTTTTCGTTTGCAAAGTTAACACTACCACTAGCATCTATGAGAGCAGTTGTCGAACCAACTATGTCCTCCATAGAGGCTCCCAACCTAACCAACGCTTGTATAGAGTTTACAAAATTACCAGTTACTTCTCTCGCACCAGAGATAGAAGTTCCCATAGATTTTGCTATGGACTTAAATGCTGCGTCTGAAGAATTTAATATAGTTATTATAGCAGATCCAATGGATGCACCACCTAGTACAGCGGCTAATTTGGCAAAAAATACTTTAAAAGCTTTTCCTATCTTTCCATCCGATATCTCTTTAAACTTTTTACCAACACTTCTGGTTACAGAACTTAGTTCTTTGAGTTCTTTCCTTGAAGCTAATATTTCTTCTTTCTCTAATTTTAGAGCCTGTATTCTTTTCGAAGCAGTTTCTAATTGACGTTTAGTGAAATTCTTTTCTGTCATTAGTCTCCATCGGATTTGGCGTATTTCTGCCTCTCTAGCCTTGGCCGATAGCTTCATGTACTTTAATTGTTCTTTTGTTGTGGTTTTAGCAGCTTGTAATTGTAACTTAGCAGAACCCTGTAAGTCCTTACCCATTTTCTTTCTAATAGCGTTCTCACGTTCTATTATTTTGGCATTATCTTTCCAAGCTTCCATTCTTTCAGCCATTTGGCCAGCTTTTTGGAAAGTACCAGTTACAGCATCGATAGAGTCGTTCAATCTACCTATGGGTTCTGTGAGTTTTGTAATAGAATTTATTGTTGCTGTTATATCTACCATTGATAATCTTCTAAGTTAAATTTACTTGCCTTGTTTCTTGAATTTTTCGTAATCTTTCTGCAATAAATCACTTAAGGTCATCCCGTCACCGACAGGAGAATCCATTCTTTTCTTAAAAGATTTCTCTAAAGCTTTCTTTTTATCTAACAACTTCTTAAGCTCTTTTTTGTCCTTCTCTTTTTTTATTTCTTTGGCTAAGTGTACTATGGTAGCAAACACTCCACCTTTTTTGATAATGTCCATTAATTTCACAATAGATCTCCGTAGATATACTTAACTATAAATAAATATACCTCTCTAAAGAAATTAGAGAGGTATATATTATCTTTTACCTTTTGAAGCTTCTTCTTGAGCTTTATTTTGGTCTTCTATAGCTTTATTTATTCTTTTAATCCACCATCTTCTAATAGCTATTGGTACATTATATGCGTCTTGAAAACTCATCTTACCATAATAAACACAAGCAAAAAGATCTTCATATATATATTCTTTATGTTTTTCATTCAGGCCAAAAGAAACCTATCCCAATTGGGATATCTACCTCCTCTTTATGAGAGCAAAGTGGGCATTGAAAATCTTGTTTCATTATCACATCTGGCTCGTTATCAGATAGGAACTTTCTAATAAACCTTGAGTCATTAACCATCATGTTTCTTGCAAAATCATTAATAAGTTCTCTATCCTCATCTCCATTAACAGAAACAATTTGTCGTGCATATCGTGTTGTTATGTTTCTTTCTAATGGAGAATTTGTCTTCCTCTTAGTTACTTCAAGTAATTCACTAATTTCATTTTCTTCTTCGGAAGTTAGAAACTTAAACTCTATATTAGTACCAGATGGTAGATCAAGATTAAAATATGGTCTATCTGGTCTTGAAGGTGTAAGATCAAGAGTTCTTACTGCTAGCTGACCCAAATCAAATGTATATTGTACTTCTTCTTCGCAATTGGGACATTCTAAATTAACCTCGTATTCTGGGCCGTAACCACTTATTCTAAGAAAAGTCATTATGGAGTTCTTATCACCAGAAACTAAATCTTTTATATCTATATTCTTATTAACAAGACAATTTTGTAGAAGAACATCCAAAGCTTTTCCAGATCTCAGTAATGACCTTGAAGTTAAAATATCTTCATCAGCAGCAGTCAAGTGTCTTACTTCAACATTTTCTTGATTGTGCAGTGGGTGGCTTGGTGGATATAACTTACCTAAAGTAGGAATAAGTACAAAATCTCTTGGTACAGTAAAACCTGGCCTATTATCTTCTTTATCAGCTTGTTTTTGAGCATCGGAAGGTACAGAGGGCATCACTTCTACCTTTGGTGTATCTTCCTCTATAGTAACTTTTGGATCTGACATTTTGATACCTTTCATAATTATTGTTAATAGCGCGCTATAATATTATATAATAAAATTTATTAAATGCATATAACAATAGGCACAAAAATACCTCCCACGAAAGGAGGTATTCTTATTTAAAAAATAACTTTTAGTATCTTAGAATACATTCATCCATACGAATAGTAACAGAAATTTCTGCTGGTTCAGCTGAGTCGTATGATAAATCACCAAAGGTAGCTTCGGAAATAAAAGCACCTCTAACATCCCACTTCTCTACAGAAGCACCCACTGGATCTAGCATTTCAAGTGAGAAATCCTTCTTGTAAAAAGCTGCATAACCATCACGACCAGAGATTGTTTCATGAGAAAGTCTAACCCACTCCATAACTCTCTGTGAAGATGAAGGTGCAATAGGATCGTGTAGTGTCATAGCAATTGTACCCCACTCGCCCTTACCAGCCAAGTATCTTTTACTGTTGATGTAGTCAATTACAATTGGTTCCATTGTAAAAGAAGGTCTTGAAACTGTCTTAAGTGTAAAGGCAGGGATCTCTTCGTTACCAAAGAAAAGTATCCATCTATTCTGTCTTTTTGGCTCAAATGTATCCGCTAAAAGTCTATCTGCGTTCAACGGTGTAACTGCCATTATATTTCTCCAAAATAAAGTTGTTTCTGATATAAATAGTAAAACAACAACAAATTTGCTAGGGAAAAATCCCTAGCAAATTTATTAATATATTAACCTTCGTCGAAAATAGCACCTGTACCATCAACTGTAAAATCAAAAATAATGATTTCAGCAGCTTGGGTGGGTTGCAACAGAATCTTACCTTTGATAATGTTTCTGTCAACGAGATCTGGTGTTGTTGTTGATTCGTCCAAGATAGCTCTAAACTGTGTCAAACCGTTAGCGGCCTGTACAGTACCAAGATAAGCGTTAACTCTTGAAAGTATAGCTCCTCTTGTGTTGGCGTTATTTGGCTCAAAAACAAACAGTCTGGAGAATCCAGCAATTGTTTTTCTTACTTCCAACAACATTCTTCTAACATTAACTCTATCAAGAACAGACTGCTTCTTCTGCAGTGTCTTCTGACCAAAGATAACAATACCCTGTCCGGGGAATGTTGCAATTGGGTTAATGTTTTCGGCGTATAGAGAATCTCTCTGTGCCTGTGTTAGTCTACGTCTTGCTTCCAAAACGCTATCCAATCCACCTCTTGTGAAACCAGCTGGTGCGAACCATGGCTGAGATACTCTATCGTTGAATGAGTAAGCACCGAGTACTTCAACACTTGGTGGAACCCAAACAAGTCTATTGTTTTCTGGATCGTTGATTCTAACCCAAGGATAATAAGCAGCTGCGTAGTTTGTATCAAACTTGTTAGCCTCTGTTATTGCGTTTGAAACAGAAAGAGCCAAACCTGCACCACTTGTAGATGCATCGGCCAAATCAATAACGGCAAATGCGTCACTTCTTTCTGTGACCATATCAATCATTCTGTTCAGTGAACCGCCACCAGATTCTGATGAATGTACACCGGGTAGAGCGATAAGATTAAAGTCAACTTCTTGTGGGTTTGACAACATCTGAATAGCTTTTTCGAAATCACCTGTTAGACTACCATCATTTAGTGAGTTTCTAAGATCCTGTCTTGGATCAAAACCATCACTACCACCATAAAGAGCTGCGGTAAGTCTGATATTATTAGAAGAACTAAAAGTGGTATTGTTAGTAACTGCATCAGCTATTTCAAAAGATTCTGCCAATGAACCAAGATTACCATCACCTGATTCACCAGACTCTGTTACCATTAGAACACCTTTGTCAATTGACTGTAAACCGTTGTTAAGCTGAGCAATTGTTGCTTTCAGTCTATCTGAAAGACCAGTCTTTGAAAAATCTACACCTACGAAAGTACTTGCAGAAAGTTCAGATCTGTTGTTTAGTTGATTCAACTTAAACTCAACATTAGCGTACTTAACATAACCACGAGCCTGAGCGGCGTCATCACTGATACCAGCAACAGTTGTTGATCTGGTGGTCAATGTGTGATCTACTAAAGTACTTTCACTAACTGTTATAACATTATCAGTTGATGTAACTACTGTCAAAGTTTGGTCATCGTTTGGTGACTGAAAATCTAAATCAGTAGTACCAGCGGCACCGAGCGCTGTTTTGGTTGCACTTAACTGAACACTTGTAGGATCTATAATAGCCAGAACCGTAGTTCCTACACCGACATTTCCTGATGCATCAACAGTAACTTCAGACCCCACAGCCAAAACGGATGAATCTGGAACT